GAGACCGCAACCGACCGACACGCCCGCCATGATTAGCGACGCAAAACCCGTCCAAGATAAAAATGTACGCATGATGACTCCAAAAGAAAGAAAGGGAAAAGACGGGCGCTGTCACCGCCCGCCTCGGATTACTTGGACAGAGCCAAGATCGCCGCAGTCAATTTCTCGACTGATTGTGTAGAACCGGCTTTCGCCCAGTCAGCCGCGCACTTTTTAAGTGTGTCGTGCAACAGCTTGATGTCAGCCTGCAACTTGTCGATCTCGGGCTTTTCGCGCCGCTCGATCTCTTTAGCCAACGCCGTAGCTTCGCGCATTGACTTGACATCGCCCTTTGCCACCAGCTCGGCTTTCAACTCGAGCAATTCGCCGTCGGTTTTGCCCGCGTGCTTCGCGACCTCCTCGGCACGCTTAGCCGCCATGCGCTCAGCGTCTTTGCCTTGCGACTTAGGGCGCACAAAGTCCAGCTTGACCAAACGCTGAACCGCGCGTTCCCAAACTTTCTCCGCGCCTTCCAACGACTCCGCGCCCGCGTCGAATGCCGCGCCCACATAGAACTCACGAACTTTCATGAACTCAGGGTAAGACACAGGCACGAACTTGTTGGGCGCAAGTTCATGGTCTTTCGCGTGACGCAAGAGCTTGCCGTCAGCGCCGGACTGAACAACCCAGTGCAACAGGTTGGAGTCCAAGACATCGCGATCAGCGACCAAGTCACCGATACCGGACTCGACCTTTTGAGTCGAGAAACCGATATCACGAATGGACGCCTCAGCGTCAACGAGTGAACGACCGCAGATCATTTCGACCACGGAACCAACAGCGCTTGTGGCGGGCGCTGTAACCGCTTGGGTTGGCTTGTTTGCCATGATGTATTCTCCAAGTAAAGAACGGGCAAGACGCCCGAACAAACCGACATGGTGTCGGCTTGTTCAGCACAGCAGGCATCACCCTGCTGTCCATGTAGTAACTATATCAAATGGGTAGAGTTTAGGGGTAAACCGCACACAGGATAACAACGCAATGCGCGAGAAGATATAGCCCGCAATGTAACGAAAAAAAATCGCGTCCTCTTCTCCGACTAGGTGGTAAAAAATCGCGGCGCTTCCTCCGGCTACACCCTTCTCAAAATCCAGAAGGAGAACTCCACGACCCCCCACCACCCCAAACTGCTATAAGGGACTCCCCACATACATACACAGTGTTTTGCACACCCGGTTAGTAAAATTTAAAAGTGGGGGAGGGGGGTATAAATTTTTAAGTATCCAATCGGGGTTTTTAAGTTTACAAACACCCCCCGTCAATGGAACCAAAGGGACATGTATACAAAACGCCATATTTTGTGTATGAGGGGTTTGATATGTATATTTTTTCTGATATATTCGACACGTTGGTGCCCGTGTTGACCGAGCGTGGTATTGAACGAGCATGTATAAAGCCGCCAACCCCCTCTTTACGGAGTGCCCCTGAAAGTATGACAGTGCATTTGACGCCTGATAAGACAGTTCCGTTTCCGGACAGCTTAGAACCGGAAGCGGGCGGGACGCTCTTTGAAAACATGCAGATCGCGGCAAACACTGCCGAAGTCCTTAAGGGTTTGGGTGCTCACGTTGAGGACGACCCCGAAGCGCAACTCAAAGCGGACAACGTATTCAACGACTTTTCAGAGCTGGCGAAGCGTCAGTATGAAGAAGCCATGATTCCTAAACGGGGCCGTGGTCGTCCACGCAAAGACCCGAACGCCGAGCCCGCCCCGAGTAAAACGCCCGCCTTGATGTACAGCCTGCCCGTGGCAGAACGAATCGGCACGATGCTCAGGGAGTACAACAACCCAATCGTTGCAGATGCCGCTGAACTTAGATTAGTGGTTACTAACAAATTACTTGACCTTGCATCATGCGGTGACCCCAAGATTGAGATCAAGGCCACAGAGATGCTGGGCAAGATCAGCGACGTGGGCCTCTTCTCCGAGAAGACTGAGATTACGGTTACGTACAACAACGTATCCGATATTGATACCGCGATCAAGGATAAGATCAGGAAGATGCTTATGGCGCAGGGGGTCACAGACATTGCCCCCATAGACATTGATCTAGACAAAGAGTTTGGAACACCTCCAGAGCTAGAAATGGTCGAGGAAATAAACCCTGACTCAGAAGAGACGCCTGATGCGCTCTAACGTATCGACGAATACGATGGACGTTGAGCTAAACGCGCTTTTGGCGCAGTTGGATAAGCTGCCTGAGCATCAGAAAGTTAAGATTTTGGAAGACCTGACCCTCCGTGAGAACATCATGGAGAAGGAAAAGGCACGTAATACCTTCATAGGGTTTGTGCATAAGGTCTGGCCTGACTTTATTTCGGGTCGCCATCACAAGATAATGGCCGCTGCGTTTGAGCGGGTGGTGAATGGTGAATGTAAACGCCTGATTATCAACATGCCACCCCGCCATACGAAGTCTGAGTTCGCTTCTTACCTTCTACCAGCGTGGTTTTTAGGTAAATACCCCAACAAAAAGGTGATTCAGAGCTCAAATACTGCTGAATTGGCGGTCGGATTTGGTCGAAAAGTGCGAAATCTGGTCGATTTGGACATTTACAAGGAACTTTTCCCCGGTTTGGAGCTTCGTGCGGACTCAAAAGCTGCTGGACGATGGAATACAAGTAAGAATGGCGACTATTTTGCGATTGGTGTGGGCGGTACGGTCACCGGAAAAGGTGCTGACCTCTTAATTATTGACGATCCGCACTCCGAACAGGAGGCTGCGCTCGCCTCGAGCAACCCAGACGTGTTTGACAAGGTCACGGAGTGGTATACGTCAGGTCCGCGCCAGCGTTTGCAGCCGGGCGGGGCTATCGTTATCGTGATGACGCGGTGGGCGATGCGGGATTTGACCGGTCAGGTACTTAAAGCAGCAGCACAGCGGGGTGGAGAGCAGTGGGAGGTCATTGAGTTCCCTGCCATCATGCCCTCGGGTAAACCCCTGTGGCCAGAGTTCTGGTCACTTGAAGAGTTGGAAGCTCTCCGCGAGGAATTACCCAACTCCAAATGGCAAGCCCAGTATCAGCAGAACCCAGTAGGTAATGAGTCGGCTATTGTGAAGCGGGATTGGTGGAAATGGTGGGAAAACGAGCGCCCACCCCAGTGTGAGTACATCTTGCAGACATGGGACACGGCGTTTGAGAAAAACAACAGGGCTGACTACTCCGCAGGAACGACGTGGGGGATATTCACCGACGAGACAGACATGTCGAAAAACATCATTCTTTTGAACACGTATAAGAAACGTGTCGAATGGGTGGAGCTAAAGAGGGACGTGCTTGAGGAGTACAACGAGTACGAACCAGATGGGCTACTCATCGAGAAGAAGGCGACGGGTGCGCCGTTGATCTATGAACTCAGGGCGATGGGGATTCCGGTGCAAGAGTACACGCCTAGTAAGGGTCAGGACAAAATCGCCCGCCTGAACTCTGTATCAGACATAATCGCGTCCGGAAGAGTATGGGTTCCGCGTACGCGCTGGGCGGAAGAATTGGTTGATGAGATTGCAGAGTTCCCATCAGGCGAGCATGATGACTTGGTTGATGCGACAACATTAGCGCTTATGCGGTTTAGACAAGGCGGGTTCTTACGCTTACCAAGCGATGAGCCAGAAGAAGTAACGTATTTTAGGAGCCGCAAAAAAGAGCGGTTCTACACTGTGTAAGGACACATCATGGCAACAAGTTCAATGGACAAAAGTTTGTATCAAGCCCCTCAGGGTATCTCCGAGCTTATGGAGCCTGATATTGAAATTGAAATAGAGGATCCCGAGTCAGTCAATATTGGTATGGACGGCCTTGATATTGAACTAAAACCGCAAAAAGAAACAGCGGAAGACTTTGACGCTAACTTAGCTGACTACATGGACGATGGCGACCTAGATGGGCTTGGCCAAGAGTTGGTCGAGGACTTTGGCAAAGACGTAATGGATCGCAAAGACTGGATCAAAACTTATGTCGATGGCTTGAAGTTGTTGGGCTTGCAGTACGAGGAACGAACAGAACCTTGGCAGGGCGCTTGTGGTGTATTCCATCCCATGCTTACAGAATCAGTCGTGCGGTTTCAATCTGAAGCAATGATGGAAACATTCCCTGCTATGGGGCCAGTTAAAACTCAGATCGTTGGCGCAGTTGACTTGCTCCGTGAAGAAGCTGCCGCCCGCGTGCGCGAGGACATGAACTATCAGTTGACCGAGGTGATGGTCGAGTATCGCCCAGAGCACGAGAAAATGTTGTGGTCGTTACCACTCGCGGGTTCAGCGTTTAAGAAAGTGTACTTTGATCCAGCCAAAGGTCGCCAAGTTGCGGTGTTCATTCCAGCCGAGGACATTGTCGTGCCGTATGGGGCGAGTAATTTGGAGTCAGCCGAGCGCGTTGCACATGTTATGCGCAAGACTGAGAACGAGGTTAAGAAGTTGCAAGAGGCTGGGTTCTACAGCGACGTAGACTTAGGGGAGCCAACGCACGAGTTAGACGACATCGAGAAACAGAAAGCTGAAGAGCAAGGCATGTCCGCGCTCAACGACGACCGCTTCCGCATTCTTGAGATGCACGTTGATTTAGATTTGGATGGCTACAAGCACAAAGACAAGCAGGGTAAGGAAACTGGGATTGCTCTGCCGTATGTGGTTACCATTGAAAAGGGTACACGCAAGGTTTTAGCCATTAGGAGAAATTGGTATGAAGACGACGAACTCCACACCAAGCGCCAACACTTTGTCCACTACCAATACATCCCCGGTTTTGGCTTCTATGGTTACGGTCTTATCCACCTTATCGGCGGCTACGCGAAGTCGGCGACGATGCTTATCCGTCAGCTCGTGGATGCGGGAACACTCTCAAACTTACCCGGGGGCCTCAAGTCTCGTGGTCTCCGTATCAAGGGTGATGACACACCAATCCAGCCCGGAGAATTTAGAGACGTAGATGTGCCTTCGGGAAGCATCCGAGACAACATATTACCACTCCCATACAAGGAGCCAAGTCAGGTTCTGTTTGCCCTGTTTCAGAACATAGTTCAAGAAGGCCGTGCATTCGCATCAAGCGGTGATATGAATGTGTCGGATATGAGTACAAATGCACCTGTTGGCACTACACTCGCACTGCTTGAACGTACCCTCAAGGTGATGACGGCTGTCCAAGCCCGCCTGCACTACACCATGAAGCAGGAGTTCCGCTTACTCAAAAGCATCATCGCTGACTATACCCCCGAGGAGTATGACTACGAGCCAGAAGACGCGGGCCGCAAGGCTAAGAAGTCTGACTATGACTCAACGGATGTAATTCCAGTCAGTGACCCCAACGCAGCGACGATGGCACAGAAGATTGTGCAGTACCAAGCCGTATTACAACTCGCACAATCAGCCCCTCAGTTGTACAACCTACCCTTGTTGCATCGCCAGATGATTGAGGTGTTGGGTATTAAGAATGCCAACAAGTTAGTGCCGGTAGAAGATGACCAAGTGCCAACCGACCCAGTACAGGAAAATCAAAACATCCTCATTATGAAGCCGGTCAAAGCGTTCATTGAGCAGAACCACGAGGCTCACATCCAAGCGCACATGGCAGCAATCCAGAATCCTAAGATTGCACAGTTGATGCAGATGAACCCGCAGGCTCAGGCAATCATGGCAGCAGCTATGGCGCACATCAACGAGCACATTGCGTTTGAGTACCGTAAACAGGTTGAGATGTCTATGGGTATGCCGCTGCCAAACGAAGAGCAGAACAAGCAAGTTTCTCCAGAGTTGGCGGATCGTATTGCGATGCTTACTGCGCAGGCGTCACAGAAGTTGACTCAGCAGGCACAACAGCAAGCCCAGCAACAACAGGCCCAACAGCAGATGCAAGACCCGATTGTTCAGATGCAGATGCAAGAATTGCAGATCAAGCAAGGCGAGTTGCAGCTTAAACAGCAGAAGCAACAGATCGACGCTGCGGCAAAAGCAGATCAGATTCGCATCGAAGAAGCACGTATCGCGGCTCAAAAAGAGATCGCTGCTATGCAGGTTGGCGCACAAGCCGCTGCAAACAAAGACAAGTTAGCAAGACAACAAGAGACTGAGGGAATGCGTATGGGCATCGACGCTGCCAAACACAAAGCGCAGATGGCTGTGCAGCAAGCGCAACGGGCGGCGCAACGAAACCAGCCTAGCAACAAAAGGGGAGATAAATGAGCGACTACAAACTACTAGCGCATGTAGCCAAAGAAATTGACAAACTACGCAGTGAAAGAATTGATTTCATTGCTGCTAATAGAGCATCAAGTTTTGACGATTATCGTCACGTCTGTGGGGTCATCCGGGGTCTGAGTCTCGCAGAAACTATCTTAAACGACCTTGTGCAAAAAATGGAGAAATCTGATGACTGAATTTGATGTCGCTGCGGTAGATTTATCTGGCATTCTTAACACGAGCGCCGAAGATAAAGCGAAACAGTTGCCTGACCCAAAAGCCTTCCGGCTTCTGTGCGTTGTCCCCGAAGCAATGGAAGAGTTTGCGGATAGTGAAATTGGTATTGTTAAATCAAATCAATCCATGCACTATGAAGAAGTACTGACCCCAGTACTCTTTGTAGTCAAGATTGGCCCCGATGCCTATAAAGACACCGAACGGTTCCCTAGTGGCCCGTCGTGCAAGGAGGGTGACTTTGTCATCGTCCGCCCCAATTCAGGAACCCGCCTGAAGATTCATGGTCGTGAATTCAGGATCATCAACGATGATTCGGTCGAAGCGGTTGTGGAAGACCCCCGTGGTATTACACGAGCAGCATAAGGAGTAACACATGGCAACGCAAAAGTTTGAAGATACGTATGAGTTTCCTGACGAGAAAGCAGAGAAAGCTGCTGCTGAAGAGAAGTTTGAAATAGAAATTGAAGACGATACGCCGCCCGCTGACCGTGGGCGTAAGCCTATGAAAGAACCAGTAGAAGACCCAACTGATGAAGAGTTAGCTACCTACGACGAAAAGGTTCAAGCGCGGATGAAGAAATTCACCCGTGGCTATCATGATGAACGCCGCGCCAAAGAAGAAGCCGTGCGCGAGCGTGAAGCGGCGGAAACCTTTGCCAAACAAGTCTATGAAGAGAATAAAAAGCTTCAACAACAGCTTTCTAGCGGCAGTAAAGTATTTATTGAGCAGTCTCAATCCACTGCCCAATTAGAGCTTGATTCCGCCAAAAAGCGCTATAAAGAAGCCTACGAAAACGCCGACGTTGACGCACTAACTGAAGCTCAAGCCGAGATAGCAAAAGCTACTCTTAGGCTGGACAAAGCCTCTGGAATGAAACCCATCGAGGTGGATGAGCGCGAGTTTCAACCTGCACAACCCGACCAACCAAAGATGACCCCCCGTACTAAAAAGTGGGTTGAACGCAACAATGATTGGTGGGGTGTTGACGACGAAATGACTATGACTGCAATGGGTATTGACAGAAAGTTGCAGAAAGAGTATGGTGCGGACTATGTAGGTACTGAAGAGTACTTCCAAACCATCGATAAAACGATGCGCAAAAGATTTCCTGAGCACTTTGAAAGTGATCAGAGCTACGAGGAAGACGATCCGCCTCCTAATAAAAGAACGTCAGAACCGGCTGTTGAGGATGATGAACCCCCACGCCGTGCAACACGAATTACTTCGCCTGTGGCTCCTGCCGCACGAAGTACACCGCCTAATCGTATTCGCTTAAAGGCATCTGAAGTTGAGACTGCGCGTCGCCTTCAAGTGCCCATCGAGGAATATGCTAAACAGGTTGCTTTACTTAGAAGAGGTTCTTAATCATGGAAAATATCGAAACAAAAAAACCGCAAAATCGTATGGATCGTGCATTGGATACTAGGGCTACTACTTACAGACCAACGTATTGGCAAGCCCCTGAAACCTTGCCTCAACCAGAGGATCGACCCGGTTGGAAACATCGTTATGTTCGTTTAAGCGCCAATGGTCAATCTGACCCATCAAACATTTCTTCTAAGTTACGTGAAGGATATGAACCCTGCAAAGCAGAGGACTATCCTGAACTCATGATGCACGCCGCTATTGAAGGTCGCTTTAAGGGTGGTATTGAAGTAGGTGGTTTGTTACTCTGCCGTATTCCAGCCGAATTTATGGATCAACGTGAAGCTCACTTTGCAAAAATAAATAAGGCACAAATGGATTCTGTAGACAACACCTACATGAAAGACAACGATCCACGAATGCAAAAATTTGCGGAACGTTCGTCTAAAGTCACATTTGGCACAGGTTCTTAAATTTTTTAAAAGGAGTCTTAAATGGCTTATCCGGTTATTGATGCCCCTTACGGGCTAAAACCGATCAACTTGATCGGAGGTCAGGTATTTGCGGGTTCTACTCGTAATTATCCGATCACTAACGGTTACTCTACGAACATTTTCTACGGTGATTACGTAGGTTTGTCTCGTGGTGAAATCATCCGCTTGTCCGTGTCTACCGGCACAGCAGGCACTCAAACTGGCATCTTTTTGGGATGTAGTTACACCAACCCCGTCACTAAACAGTTGACCTTCTCGCAATACTGGCCCGCGTCAACTGCGGCTGGTGATGCAGTGGCTATTGTTGCTGACGATCCTGACCAAGTGTTTAAGGGTGTTGTTTGCTCCGCTACTACCGCTGTTGCTTCTGGCGCTCGCGCCATGATCGGTCAAAATTTGGCAATGATCAACAACACAGGTAGCACCGCAACTGGCAACTCCAAGAACGCAATCTTGGCTCCTAATGACACTCCTGCCACTACTTCTTCCTTGCCCGTTCGCGTGCTTGGTTTGGTGACTGACACGGCTGTTTCGCTTGGTACGGCAACGTACACCAGCATTTCTACTGCTACTGTGACCTGTTCGGCTCTGCCTTTCGCGTTACCTGTTGGTACTGATGTTGGATCGCTCGATTCAAACGGAAACTATGTTTCTGCTGGGTCGTTTGTTGACACCGCAGCCGCCGCCGGTGCCACCTCTTTTATTCTTAACCAAGCTCCTGTTGCTACATTGAACAGCACTATTGTGTTCATGCAGTATCCAGAGATTCTGGTCAAGATTAACTTTGGTCAGCATCAGTATTACGCTGGCACTAGCATTGCTTAAGGAGTTACTTAAATGGCTATTTCACGTGCACAACTACTTAAAGAACTTCTTCCCGGCCTGAACGCTTTGTTTGGTATGGAATACGCTCGTTATGGTGAAGAACATAAAGAAATTTATGAAACTGAAACCTCTGAGCGTTCTTTTGAAGAAGAGACCAAACTGTCTGGCTTCTCAGCCGCACCTGTCAAAAACGAAGGTTCTGCCATCGCTTATGACAATGCTCAAGAGGCATGGACTACTCGCTACAACCACGAAACCATTGCTTTGGGTTTCTCAATCACTGAAGAAGCGATTGAAGATAACTTGTACGACAGCTTGTCTGCTCGTTACACCAAAGGTCTGGCTCGTGCTATGGCTTACACC